GAGTCGCTCGGGTCGGCAAGGGTGAAGGTGACTGCGCAAGTACCAATTGCAACCTCCGCAACGCGGTAGGTGATGCCGTCAACCGTGCATCGTTTCTGGAGTAAAGAGCGCGGGTTGGTGACGTTCCTTGGCTGTGCGACTGCTTGTGCCTGCACGTTGCTCTCCAGCCCGCCTAGCGCCCCTTCGTAGCTCTTGCGGGAGTCGTTCCAGACAACGGCAAAGGTTTGCCCCTCGCACGTCATAGTGGCCACACCCAGCGATGTATCCACCTCATCCGCCCCGCCGTTTATAAACTCGTCGATCTCGCTCACTCTAATGCCTATGAGTCAAAACAAACCCGCCGCTCTGGCATGAACCGGAGCGGCGGGAGCGCATGAATACAACCAACAACCAGAGAGATTAGCCAAGAAGCGTTCCGACAAACTCCGGCTTCCAAACTTTCACGCCGTAAAACGCCATGATCTTGATTTGGTTAATGCCGTAACCCTTGTAAAGTCGAGCGGAGAATGACAGACCAGTTTTGTCGTCATACAGCGTTGCGATCTCCTCACCTGCGTCTCCACCTGGAGGCTGAGCGGGGGGGCGCATGGCAAGCTCAATCGCGGACTTGTGGAAGCCTACGTTTGCGGTATAGCTATTGCCAACCGTGATGGCGTTGTTGTCTGCGATTGCACCGCGAAGACCAGGGTGATTGAGTGTGACCACGTTGGATGCTAGCGGGCTTCCCACGACATAATTAAAACCGCTGCCTGCGCCGGATGCAAATGTGATAACATCACCGGCGAGGATGGTGCCAGTGCCGGTGTCGGTGGTGATTGCACGGCTACCAGTGGTAAGACCAGTTTGATTGACTAGGTATCCCGAGCCGGTGCCTTTGGTGTGGCTGCGGATTCCCGAGCTTGCGCGGATAGAGAAACCCCCAATGTTAAGCAGCTCGCCGTTGCGGAGAGTGGCAGCAGTGCCAGCCTCGTTTGCCTTGGTAAGCGTCGAGAGGTTGCGGAGGTTCGTGCCTGCGCTGGTCGAGATAGCAAGCGAAAGCTGGCCGTCATCCATTGGGCATCCGTTGTCTTCGAGTATCTGGCGAAGCTCGTTAATGGTATTAAAGTTGCTCGCAAATGGAGTGGTTCCAGCGGTGCCAACTGCGCGGCTTGCGCCCTTGTAGGCTGCATCTGCGATTGCAGCTTCCACGGTGTTTCGCATCTTACGGATGGCTTGAGCGTAAAGCTGTGTAATAGCCTCCTCGTATCCAACGGTATTAGAAAGCTGGACAAACTGCTCACCTTTAAGCGGGATACTAGATCCAACGTAAGAGCTAAGGACCAGCGACTCGGTGGAGGTGGTAATATCGGCCGCATCAGGCACGGTCATCGCTGGGGTGTATGAGGTTTCCAGCGTTGGCTCGGTTGAGCGCATCGAGGTGACGGTTCCATTGGCGGAAACGCCGTCGGTGCCGCCGTTGGTGATGACGCCTTGCGAAAAGGCGGTTGGTTCGTTCGCGACTTGATCGCGGGCGACGTAAAGGATCTCAGTAAGACCCGTTAGTGAAATGTCGTTAGCCATGGTAGTGTTTGATTAGATTTTGGTGGTGATTAGTCAGTGAGTTTGCCGCCGTTGCGGATAAATTCGTTGCGGTTTTTGGACGTGAGGGCGAGGAATGCTGCGCGGGTGAGCTTGTTTCCGTCAGCATTGTCTCCAGTGAGATCGACCGGGGCTGGGTGGCCTTGGGTGGCGAGCAATTCGGCAGCGCGGACGGAAACCTTTTCATTAGTGACTTCGACAGCGGCTTCAAGTTCCACGATCTTCGCGGCGGATTCCGTTACCTTCGCTTCAAACTCCGCAACCTTGGATTGCTCGTTGGAAAGCTCGGATTGCAACTGCGCGTTTACTTCTGCGAGTCCGGTTAATTCTACGATCTTCGCTTGAGCGGATTCAAGATCGTTGCGGAGAGAATCAATTTCAAGAAGTGAGGCTTCGACTTTGAGTGCCTCGTCATTGCCGGGGAATAGTTTCGCAAAAATGCTCATGCCTTTTCCATCGGTGTCAAATTCAGCCTTGGCCTTTCCGTCCTTGATGACAGTATCAACAAAACCGTTTTCCTTGGCTTGGTCTGCGGTCATCCAAGTTTCGGCAAACATGAGATTGCGGATTTTCTTCTCATCGCCTCCCGTTCGCTCTGCATAGATCCCGGCGATTTCCGCTGAGATTCCCTCCAGAAGATCGGCGGTTTTCCGCAATGCGCGGGAGTCGCCCATGGCAATCGTGCTTGCCTCATGGATCATAATTCGCGAGCCGTGGGTGATCTGGCGCTTATCGCCGGCCATGAGGATCACACTGCCCATTGAGGCTGCCAGTCCGTTGACGGTGGTGGTCACCTCAACCCCGCGTGCCGAGATCCCGCGCAAGGCACTGTAAATCCGCTGCCCTTCAAAGACGCTGCCGCCTGGAGAGTTGATTTCAACCTCTACGGATTCGAGCGCGTCGTCGGCTTTGCAAACCACGTCGCCAATACTCATCTGAGCAGCGACAGCGGCGGGACCATAGAGCGCATCTAGCTCGTCAATGAGCTTGTCCGCTGAGTCTTTATGGACGCCATCGTTAAGCCGGATTTTTCCGGCGCGGTTTTCGATTTCAAGGAGTTTCATGAGAGTTAGTCTTCGGTTGGGTCTTCTGGTTTCGCGGTGGGTTTGGGTGCTCCGAATCCGCTGGGAGCAGCTCCGCCAACAGGGGCGAGCGTGATGGGGCGGCGGAATCCCTTATCTTCTTTCCATGCGCCCTTGACGGCGGATGTCATAGTCGGGAGTCCGGCTTCTTTTCTGAATTCTGCCTCGTCTGCGTCGCAAGGGGTGATTGCGCCTGCGCGGACTGCCACGCCATAAGCATCGAACTTGGCTTTAAGGTTGTCGAATTTCATACGCTCATCGTCATCTTCTGGAATTGGATTTCCGTCCTCATCGGTTTCAATTCCAGCGGCCTCAAGTTGCAATGTGGATTGCTCGTTAGGGGTAAGCATTGCGAGTTCCCGCTGGTCAATTCTCACGCCGTATTTTGCGCCGACTTCGCGGGCTACGACTTGACGCATGGCTGATTCCTCCGCTTTTTGCAGGATCACGTCCTTGTATTCTTTACCCATCGCGGCGGTGATGTCAGACGCGGATTTAAAGCCGAGCTTGTAGGCAGATTCGAGTTCCTTCATCACGCGCCCGTCGTCAATTGTGAGCTTCGGCGGGGTGCTAAAATCCCACTTCCACCAGTCGGCGGATTGCGGGAGATCGCCGCGCTTCTGGGCCTTGGCGATGGAGTAGGAAACGATCCGTTTGGCCGCATAAAAAAGCAGGTCTTGCCGATCCTCAATGGACCGTTGTGCCATGGCAATCTCCATCCGTTGAGCTGTCCCGCCGCCGCTGGCATGGCCGTAATAAAACGCCGATGGCCAGTTGAGCGCCGAGAATGAGGACTTAAGAAGCCGGTCGTGGAAGTCCATGAACGGATTGCCGGGGCGATTATTGACGAGCGTTTCAACCTTGCCGCCTGAGTTGCTTTTAAAATAGCGAACAGTGCCACCGTCGAGCGTTTCTACAGTAACGCCCTTGTCCCCAGCGTCGTTTCCAACTAGCGCGTTGTATGGGTCATCCTCATCCGGCCCGCCCTTTTCGTTGTATTCGATCAGTGAGATCGAAGACATTTGCATCATGGCCAGCCGTTCCCATTCGGTCGATTGAATAATGTCGCGGCAGTCGTTAATACAAGGTGTTAGAGCGGTGATCCCCCGCCCTTGCATCTGCCAGTTAGGGTCATAAAGATGGATCACGCTGGACGCCGGAAGCCACTCCTTGAGCTTTCCGTTTTCGTCAAGGAACGCGTATTCCTTAGCGTCGCCGGATGGGTGGTAAATGATGCCGTCTTGTAGTGTTCCGCCGCGCAGGGCTTGTCCATTCATCCCCATCGGGTTGCCGATGCGGTGCGATGGGATACCTTGGTATTGAGGAAACCCGCCCTTGGTTTCGGTCAGAAGGATGAAAATTTCTCCGTCCACGTCGAGAGCGTTGGAGAAACCATAGAGGTTGGTCTTTAGATCGTGCATCCCGCCACGGGTGTCTCCGATGGCGTAGAAAGTATTGATAAGCCAATCGGTTGCGACTGATCCAAAATCGGCATCCTCGCCCTTGAATTGGGGCACAAACGCACGCCCGACTGCGTAGGTGCTGCGCTGGGTAATCGCGTTTTGTATCGGCCCGAAATTGAGATAGATCCGTCGAGCATGCGACATGAGTTTAACCCGATCTTGCGACGGGATGAGCTGGCCGATGTCCCTTTTCTCTACAGGCTCATAAGGACGATGGCGCTGGTCATTTGCTGCCCGCGCTGCCCGGTAGTTCACCGTGCGTCCAAACTCGTCAAGTATTCCAGCCATTGACTACCGCGCCAATGTCAAAACCTAGCGATGGACCGGGACCGGCACGGCACATAGCCCAGCTGAATCCAATCTAGTGCTTTTTCAAAAGCCAATAATGTATCCTCTATCGAAAGGCCTCGCTCTTTCGCCATTTGGATTCCATTTTTGGTGGCATTTGTGACGGTGTGTAAGCCGCCTGGGGCCATGCTTTGAAGCAAGAGGGCGTCGTAATAAGTTTGTAACGTGGCGGCAATCTCATGATTCCGCATTCCTGCTTTTGCCCATCTAGCTGCAACATTTAACGGATTTCCCATTCATTTGCTCGCTCGCTGTCAAAATGCGCTCGGCCTTTTTTCTGGCAAAGGTTGCTGCAACTTTTGCATATCTCGCGGCTTTTTTCTCTGGGGATTCCAAAGACATCCACAATTTCGCATTGGATGACGCTTGCGCCCGAGCTTCTAAATTACTAAACCTTTTCTTGCCTCTGGCGGAATTCGCTGCACGGGCTTCCGGTGTGGCAAATTGGATTTTTGCGCGGGCTGAATTTGCTTCACGAGCTTCTTTCGTCCCTTGCACTAGCTTGGCGCGATCTGACATCGCCTTGCGAGCCTCTGGTGATTTAAACCGCTCTGTTGCTCGGGCTGCTGCTGCTGCGCGAAATTCTGGTGTTCTGTTGGTCA